GAGCGCACGCACACGGCCGTTCTCCGTTTCGTAGTGTTTGGCTTCTTTCAGGCCGGCCAGCATCGGTGCGCCCATGGCAGCGCCACTCGCCGTGGCACCGACCCCGGCCGCTGCCAAGCCGCCAGCCGTACTGCGTAGCTTGTCGGCCCGCTGGCGCGCATTGGCCATCACCTGCTGCTGACGATGGCTGGCGGCCAGCTTCTTTTGCTGGTCGGCCAGTTCGGCATTAGTGGCGGCAATGCTGTTCTTGAGCCAGGTCTGCGCGTTGGCAAGCTGGCGCGAACCAACACCCGCATCGGCCAAGCGCTCGCGCAGCGCACGATACTGCGTGCCTTGCCGCTCGCTGGCTTCCTGCAGGGATTTGACGCTGCGCACGGCAGCATTGAATTCGCGCGTCATAGCGCGGGTCGGGTTCTCGACACCCTTCATCCTGCCCGCCAGCTCGGTCACGCGCTGCTGCGCGGTGGACAGTTCGGCATTCGTCTTGCGCATGCCCTGATGCAGGTCGCGCAGGCCGTCGAGGTCTTTTTGTTGCTTGTTCAGCTCGCGCAGCCGGTCGCTGGTGTCCTTCAGTGCCTTCCCGGTGTCCTTGGCACCGCTGGCGATCTTCTTCAGCGGGGCGGTGATTTTCTCCATCATGGAGAACACCACCTGCATTTTCAGTTCATTTGCCATTTACTCTGCCCCGCTTCTTACTCGCGCGCGCTCGCGCCACTTCATGAGGTCTGCCAGCTCCAAGTCATCCATCGCGGCCGGTGGCCAGTGGAACACCGTCGCGATGTCGGCCATGGCGTCTTCTACTTCGATTGGAAGACCAAGGCGCGGTCCGCCTTCGGTGCCAAAAAAACAGAGACCTCCATACCGCACTTGATCAGGTCGGCCGGGTCCATGGCGGCCACATCGAACTGCGTCAGGGCGGGTTCGCTGATACGCGGCAACACCACCTGCAGGGCGCTCACGTTCATGTTCATGAGATCCATCAGGCTGACGCCACGCAGAGCACCGGACTTGGGACGGCGCAGGGTCAGTTCGCTGATTTGGGTATTGCCGCGCGTCAGTGGCTCGTCCAGCTCGATGACGACGGTTTCGATCTTGGTGGCGGGTGCGGTCGTGGTCATGGTGTTTCCTTGTGAGATAGGGAATAGGGAGAGCCAGGCGGCGGCGTGCCGCCTGGCCGTTACAGGCCGATGGCCTTGCGGATGTCGGCGCGGCGATCTTCACCGCCGACGATCTCGATGCCGTTCATGAAGTCGAAATCGAACATCACTTCGTTGTCGATGGTGAGCTTGTAGGCGCTCAGGGGCATGCTGAACTTGTGTGAGGTGTCGTCGCCTACCTTGGCATTGCCCATATCCACTTCTTTATAGCGACCGCGCACGGTGATTTCCACTGCCTGCACGGAACCGTCATCGTCGTTCTGGTACGCGCCTGCGAAGCGTAGTTGCACGGCGCCATGGGACTTGGCCGCGTATTGCTTCAGTGCTTCTTTGACCAGGCCGCCGGCGGTCCATTCCAGCTGGATGGCTTCTTGGCCCAGGTCCACCGAGACGGGGCCAGACATGCCGCCCGCGCGATATTCCTCCATCTTGCGCGACAGCTTCGGCAAGGTCACCTCCGTGGCCATGCCGGCAAAGCTGATGCCGTTCTCGAATAGGTTGAAATCCTTCAGTTTGTGGGGCATGCCCATGTCTTGCTCCTATGTTGTGAGGACGGGAGGCGGCCGGGCGTAGCGGCCGGCTACCCATTAGGCGGCGACGCGCGCGGCGAAGTCGGCCAGGTATTGATCGGTAATGCGCTGCTGGAACAGCAGGTTTTCGACGGGAGGAACTGGCGTATAGCCGTAGTCGATCACGAGCTGGCCGGCCTTCAGAGTTTCCTTTTCGTTGAACTGCTCGTCGAACCAAGCTTCACCGTCGATGATGTAGCCGCTGGCCTTCAGGGATCGGAACTTGGCATTGATGCTGGCCACCAGATCCTTGACGAGCGAGGGCGTCATCGGCAGGTCGACATAGGCCATGTGCGCTTCAGCGATGGTGTCGGCCAGCACCTGTGCAGTGCGGGTGTAGTTCTCGAAGGGGAAGTAACCGCCCTGGATTTCGCAGGTGCGCGAGCCCCAGAAGCGATAGCCGCTCATGTTGATGAGGGTGGTGACTTCCTTGGCGTTGAGCACGCCGGCGTCGGTGGCCGGGTCCTGCAGATCCCAGAACACGTCACGGCTGATGCCGGTCGGGCCGTTCACCACCACATTGGACAGCGTCTTGTGCCAGCCGGTCTGCTCGTCAAGCTTGGCGCGCAGGCCCAGCGCGTAGGCCACGGCCGAGATACTGACGTCCGCGTTCGAGGTGGTGTCCCACGACACGAATTCCGGCCAGATCAGCATCACTTCGCGCTGCCCGAACTCCGCACGGTAGGCGGTGGCGGCCACCACCGTGGCGCAGTTCCAGCACGATGCGTAGACGAACGCGCGGAGGGTCTGCGCCAGGGAGGCCAGTGCATTGGTGACCGCCTTTGTGTCCAAGCCAGGCGCACCCAGGATGCGCGGCTTGATGCCGAGCTTGGACTGCGCTGCCAAGAGCGCCTTGGCACCGGTGTAGCGACCTTCAGGGGATACTCCACCGATGACCAGGCTGGTTTGCTCTGCCTCATCATCCCCTTCGGCCACACGGACCAGGACGACCAGCGGTTTGGCCTGTGCCGCAATGGCTTCCAGCACGCGGCGCATGGTGCCGCGCTTGCCAGCCTTGGCCTGCGCCGCGACAACGTTGGTAATCAGAACTGCGGTGTCCAGGGGGAAGGCGTCCGCGTCCGCATCGTCGGCCGTGACGATCACGCCGATAACGGCGGTGGAGATGGTACGGATGGGGCGCGTACCCTCGTTGATTTCGATGACACGCACGCCATGGTGGTAATCAGCTGCCATAGTGGTAACTCCTAGTAGTTCGGATTAGGCTTGCGCCGGGGATTCTGCGGTCGGCTCTTCCACCGGTTCCGCCTGTGCGGGAATTTCTTCGATGACCCACTCGCCGGCGGTGTCATATTCCGGATCCATTGGACCGAAGGGCGAGAGCCAGCGCGCGCGGTGGCCAGCCGGGATTTCAGGCACGGCCGTCTGCACCGCCTGATAAGGCACGTTGAGACGATCTTCCATTGGGAAGGGGTAGGCAGTCACGGTATGCAGAAAAACGCCGTTGTCGTCGGTCTGGTAGCAAGTAATCGGGGGCATGATCAGAGGTGAATTCGTGGATTGAATGCGGTGTGTTTGGGGGCTGTTTCTGCGCCTGCGATGCCGGCGGCCACAACACCGGTCACGGCCCGCGTGCCAATGGCTTGCGAGCCCCCCGCGCCGTAGGGAACGACATCAGTGCCGCCCACCCCGCTGGAAAAGATCAGGCCGTGGTTGTGGTCCTTGAGCGTGTCGCCCTTATAAGCGCCAAGTGTGCGCGCACTGCCGTTATCGGCATCGGTGCCGGTGAAACGGGGAAACACGTCACGCAGATCCGGAAAGCGGAAGGTATTGGCATCCACATCGGCAAACTTGAACGTCTTCGCGGTCCAATTCGCGGCCGCGACGCTATGCCCGTTCTGCTGTGCCCATGCCCAAATCGATGCTTGGCTAGTCTTCGAGCCAAGCCCGCCGACCAGGTCGGCCTCATAAGATCGAGGTGCAGCGGTGGTGCCGAATTCCAATGCACCGCAGCGCAAGGTCCGGTAACCATGAAACTCGCCAGTGCCGGCCACGTCCACCCACTCCATCAGGCCAATGCTCTTGACCATCACGACATCGACCAGCTTCTTTGCGGGAATAGCCGTCAGGAACGGAATCACGCCCGCCATGGCTTGAGCAATCGCGCTGGCCACAAACTCGATATTGGCCACCTGCCCCACATCGGCACCGGCCGCCGGAGTTGGTGCTACCGGCTGGCCAGTGAACACGGGTGATTTGAGTGGTGCCAGGTCGGCGTGCGTATGCGCTTTCGGTGCCGCATAGGCCACGATGGCATCATCCGCATATTTGCGGGTGGCGAGCACCACCGCCGGGTCAATCTTCAGCTCGACGGCTGCGGTGCTCGACACCAACAGGACAACGCGCACGACCTGATCCTTTCCGGCACCGTCACTCAGCAGAGGCTTATAGCTGGGCGGGCAGTTCGCGACTGCGCACAAGTTGCCGGCGTCATCGAAGATGCCGATTTCACGCACCCACCAGCCGCCGACATCGGCCGGCAACACCTGCTCAATGATGATCTGACTGGGATTCTTCGGATCTTTTTCCAGGGTATTGATCGGGGCGCGGCGCTGTTCCTTGATCAGGCTTGTCTGCTTGCGGTCGGGCACCGGCACGACGCCATTACCATCGCCCACGGCCATGTGCGTGAGCTTCAGCGGAATGCCGAGCGCCAGGGCATTGGCGATTCGGGCCTCGCCGATCTCGGTCGGAATAGAAAAATAGGTGCTCATGGGTAGATGCTCATGATTTCAATAATGTGGGTGGCGCAGCCGATGAATGGCCCGCCGGCGGTCTCGATGCTGTCCGGGCTCCAGGGATAGACCGTGACCGCCTCGCCAAACTGCGCGTATGCGCCAACGTTGATCTGTCCACGGGTCTCCAGATGGATGCGCAGCCCGGTCAGATGGCGGGATAGCGGCTTGGCGTCGTCAATGAGGCGTTCCATTTCCAGGAACATTTCATCGGTGATGCCCGAATCCAGCACGCCGACCTCAAGCGCAAAGGTGCCGCGCGGGCCGCGCGGTTCGGTCTGCCACCATTCACTGATCTTGATGATGTAGCCCAGGGACTCCACGACGCCCCGCACGGCCGCGATGGTGCCCTTGTGCTGGTGGATGTAGCGAGCGCCCTTGATCGTGCCGCGCTTGATGGGCTCGGGCCAGGTATCGTCCCAGCGATCTACCGAAAAGGACCAGGCCAGGAAGGGCAGCAACTCCACCGGGCAACGGTCGGGATTCCACAGCAGACGAAGGGGCGCCGGCGTGTCGGCCAGGGCGGCGCAGGCGCGCGCAAGAGCCCGCTCCAGGGGCGTGGTATTGGGCGGCAGGGTCGGGACCGGGTTATACATCGTCCACCTCTTCCAGCACCTCGGCGGTGATTTTGATGCCGGTGCAGCGCGCGGCCTGCGTGCGCCCGCACAGGATGTCCGCCGCAGGGGATTTCACGACGACATTGCGCACGCCTTCGACCTTCAGCGCAGCTACGTAGGCATTGCGATAGACGCTATAGCCGAGCGGGCGCAGCGGCTTGGAGATGGCGGCCGCGTTTGACCGGGCGGCGTTCAGAGCGATGGGCGCCTCTGGACCTTTCTCGACATACACCACCGCTTCCAGCTCGTAGTCGGTGACCTGGCCCTGTACCACCGAGACCAGATCGCCCAGGGGCCGGACATCCTCGGCCGACAGTGCGGCATCGACGGTTTGCAGCAGGTCAGCCGGCGCCTGCCAGTCATCCGAGTTCGCCAAGACGGCCACCACGACTTCGCACGGTGCCGGGCTAACGGCGCGCGCGTCAAGCACGCGGCCGTCAGCACTGCGCGCATGGAATTCATAGGCATTGCGCGGGCCGGCCGTCGAGAGGGCGTCAGGGGCTTCCTGAATGCGCAGGCGGTACGCATCGTCGCCTTCCAACACCTTCGCCACCGGTGGCGATGTATCCGGGTCAGCTTCGACCAATACCAGGCGCTTCACGTTAGTATTGGCGCCGATCTGGTCGAGGTCTGAACCGATGGCAAACGACAACATCACTGCCTTGGCGGCATCGTTGACGCGATTGCGCAGCAACAGCTCTTGATAGGCGTTCTCCTGCAGCAGCTTGGTGGCCGGTTCAGACTCCAGGGACAGCACATTGGCAGCGGCCTCGCGCTCGTCTTCCGGCAGCAGCGCCAGCACGGCCGCCTTGCGGCTGGCCAGGATGGTTTCGAAGTCCAGGGTTTCCAGCACTTGCGGTGCCGGCAGCAGCGACAGGTCGATGGGCGAGCTCATTGCGTCGCCCCTTCACGGACCTGCACGGAGAATTCGACAGCCGTGCCATTGGTCACACCCTGCAGTACCACGGAGACTGCGCCGCTGGCATCCCGGTTGAGGTTCACCGACGAAAGAGAAATACGCGGCTCCCACAGCGTCAGGCGATAGGCCACGGCCGCATAGATGCGCATGACGGTCACCCCATTCAGGGGCTGGTCGATCAGCTCGGGGATTTCGGATCCATAGGTGCGGCGGTAGATACGTGTGCCCAGGGGCGTCATGAGGATGTCGCGTACAGACTGCCGGATGTGATCCAGCAGAGAAATGCTGCTGCCGGTAGAGGCGTTCATGGCGATCATGGCAGCGGCACTCCGGATTTTTCATCGCCGCGCTTGATTTCGCCGTGTGGGTGGTTGCGCAGGCTGATGTCACCGGCCTTGATGTCGCCGGTGGCCGTCACGTCGCCCTCAATGACGATTGCCGCGCCACCGTCACCGCCCAGGACCTTGGCACCATTGTTCAGGGCGCTGAAGCCTTCCACAACGAGATTGCCTTTGATGGTCACATTGCCGGTGCAGGTAGTTTGTTGTGCGTCGGCGGTCACCGCATCTGCCTTCACCAGGGCCGAGCTGCCCGCCGGCAGGATGGCCGACAGCGAGTGCCTGCCGAAATCGTAGAGCACCACGGCGCCATCCGGGTAGTGGATGGAGCGAATCTTGAGGGAGGTTTGCGGCGCGGGCGACTCGGCCGAGAACAGTCCGGCCAGGACTTTACCTTGGGTCAGGTCGCCGTTAGGCGAGAAGACGATGACTTGCTCGCCGATGGACGGCGGGCACCAATCGATGACGTCACCAGCACGCAGCGCGATCCACTGCAGCCAGGTGGTGAGCAAAGTCGGAGACAAGCGCACGCGCACCTTGTCCGCATTGATCTCGGCAATCTTGCCGGTACGGATCAAATTGGGGATGGTGCGAACGAGTTCGGAGAGGTCGGGCGTCATGCAACCCATGTTGCCGGATCGCACGCGGGAAGGCACTTTGCGGCGGGTTGATATCTGTCTTACCGACTCTTAAGTTGTAAACTGGTACTCACTGCTTTGGAAGTCCTATCGGATCAGAGATTTTTAGCGACGCTCTTGTACCGTCTATTTGAAAATAATTTGCACTTGCACAACAAGGTGCGAACCCGCTCTTTTTGGCGGAGTTCGTACCCGTAGATTTCAAGAATTAACTTTCACCTCTCGCGCCCTTTAGCAGTGACGCAAGTTGTTCAATTCCATCAAATTGGCTGGGAATGTTCTGAATGTCTGCAGTAATTCCGCTGAAAACCAGAGACTCAAATTTCTCTAACATTTTGCCCTCTTTATCCTTGAATTTCTGAGCGAACTCAGCATACTTTTGCACAAAAGTACAAACCGCGAGGCGCACTTCGAGCTGGAGTAACTGAGCTTTCAACGAATAGTCGTTACGTAACGCAACTCTGAAAAAATAAAGAAGCATCAATTCGATAGTTACTAGTGGCAATGCGTAGAGTAGAGCGCTCCAATCCAACGGTGATGGTATTGATATGAAAAACTTTAAAATCAGAGAAAGAGCAGGGACCGCCAATGTCGATATTCCGATCATCTTTGTCCAGGTTGCTTGCTTTTTAATTTCTTCTTGCCGTTTCTTGATCAGATGATTGAATGCCTCGGATAGGCCAACGAAGTTTAATTCGGAAGTCTTTGTATCGACCTTCGACACCAAATCATCTACTTCCTTTTTCCAAGAAGGGAGTTCTTTTGTCCATCCCTCTACTGCTTCCGAAACGGTTTTGATACTTAGCAGAGTGTTTGTTGCGGTAGTTTCGACAGCATCCGTGCGATCCTTGATAAGAGCTGAGAGAGCGTCTAGGCGTTCGTCTAGGCCTCTATGCACATCGGCTACATTTTGGATTTTATTATTCACGAACTCTTCAATTTGGCGCTTCACGTCAAGCGCTTTTGCGTAAAGCGCATCATCGACTTCGCTCTGTTGCTTTACGACAGAATGCGCTGTGATTTCACTGCGAATCAGCTCAAGCCTGATCTTATAAGCGGTGACAATATGGTGGGCGTTTTCATACGGCGCGCCCAGTACCTTTCTCGCGAAATCCGTTTCACCACCGAGCTTCAGTGTCCGCTCGAATGTGTAGCAATAGATATACGCAAATATGTCTAGAACGTCCTGAGCATGGGGAGCGGTTTCGCCGGAATGAAAAAATGTCAGGCGGGAAAATTTCGCAGCATATCTTTCGAAAAAGAAAGTGTCTCTACGGAATGGGTCAAACACGGTCTCGTTATCAACCGTTATAGATTGTTCCGCTAAAGCGCTGAACGCGAGAGTAATGATCTCGACATAAGACGCTAGCGGGAAATTTTTCGGCAATGTTGCTAGACGCCGTGTGGCCAGTTGAAAATCTCTCTGCTTTAACTCAATCATTACTTCAGATGAACTAGTCATATCATCCCCACATTGGATTAGGTTCTAATTTTTATTCCACTAGGATGATGTCACAATTTGATAGTTTCCGGCAGGACGTGAGCTTATCCATACGTCAAGTTATCGGGCGTGGTATTCACGATAGTGCGCTAACAGGGAGGAAAAATAGGGATCTGTTGGATTGCTATTTTTCAATATGAGCAGTTATTTTCTGAAGAACGAGCGATATGTCATTTTCGTTAAACCCTAGTAATGGTCGCGAAGGATAACTATATGTGGGCCCGCGCGGAGCGACCTTATCTTGCAGGCCCTCATGATGCACCCGTGCGATACGCGCCACCTTGCCGAAAAAGCCGACCGACGCCTGATTGGCGTCTGAGTGCACTCTCAAGAAGGTGTTCGTGCGCAGCTTATTGAACATGGATGCCTTCTGCCGCTTGATCCGTCCAGACTTGCCGCGCAGTTCCTTCCGGTTCTTGCGCGCCGGATAGGGTGTGCCATCGGGCGCTACCTGCTGGGCGATCAGGCGCGCATGCTCACGCCGCAAATCGTTCGCCACCTGGCGCACAAGCTGCCGCCGCTGCGCCGGCTGTACCTTGGCAATCAAGGCGCCGGCCCATTCTTCCAGGCGTTGCAGATCATCACTCATGGCAGCGTCGGTACGTCCCATTCGGCCAGCAGGCTATCGCCCTGGTAGAGCTGCCAGAAGTCATCAGCGAATGGCGGGGTGAGATGGGGCTCGCCGGCGTGGATGATTTCCAGCCGGCCGCCATCCTGCCGCTTCACAATGGTGCGCTCGGTGAGCGCCAACTTGATCGATAGATCGAGAGAATCGGCACTGTTCATATCCACTTCGAAGCGGATGGCTTTCTTGGCGTTCTCTGGATTGGCAAAGGCTTCACGCTGATGAACCCGCATCCAGGCCAGCAGCGGCACGAACACCAGATCGAGGTCCAGCCCGATATCGGTCAAGATCAGGTTGAGCACGTAGTCATACTCGAAGGACAGCCCTGCCGTGCCGGTGGCACGCGAGCCGCCCTCATCGATGAAGATGTGCAGCTTGTCCGGATTCTGCGCCAGATCCTTAATGGCCTTGCGCAGGTAATCCCGCAGGTTCTTGGGCTTGTACATTCAGTTTCTCGCGCAAGGCGTTGTAGGCATTGATCAGGGCATTGCTTTGTCGGATGGCGTCATCGCCCTCGCTGGCGATGTCGTCAAGAAACTCTGCTGCCGCTGGCGTAAGTTCGGCTCGCGCTTCCTGGCCAGCTCCACCGGCAGCGCCGGTATCTGCGCAGCCGGGCCCGGAGGGCACTGCAGCGATGACGGGGACTGACACCCGGATAGCGCCGCTGCGCACGCCAGCAATGTAAGTGTCTTTCTCATGGTGGGCGGCATCCCTTTCATTGGTGAGCTTGTCGGTGATGGCTTGGATAGCGTCGCGCGCGTTGCGCTCGGCCTTCAGCACTTGTTGCGTGCGTTCGGCCCTGGCATCGGCCGCTGCCTGATTGGCCTCGGCAATGCCGCTCTTCAGGCGGTCAATGTCGGCATCCTTGCGCCATCCCTGGATTACCCAGGCAGATGCAAAGGCCACTGCCAGCAAGCCGACGCCGAGCCCGGCACGCAGGCGGGTGCGCCAAGCGTCGGTCAGCGTCATGCCAACACCCCGCCAGCATCCAGGAAGGCCAAGTGCAGTTCCTCGCTGGTTTTCAGGGTCGGCAGCACGATGGCTTCACCGCCTTCCCGCGTAAATGCCTTTTCGAGATCCACATAGCGATGCTCGAACTGACCATAGCCGGCACCCGGCAAGGACGCCCAGATGTTCTTGCACTTGGCGATAGCGTCGGCCAGGCGGCCGGCATCAATATCCGGCAACGCCCGGCATTCCTTGATCTGCTGCAGGGCGATGGCGTCTTGCACGTCCGGGCTGAAGCCGGTTAGCCTGAGCCGCAGACGATAGATATCGTAGAAGCGCATCAGCAACTGATAGCCTCCGGCAGCAGTAGACCAATTCTTGATGCGTGGAATCCAGACCCGCACGCGCGGATGATCGGCGTAGCTGGTAAAGCGGGTGCGGCCGACGATCTGGTCATATCCGCGGTCGCGCGTGGTCGGCGAATTGGACGTGCCTTCGGAGAAGCGCAGCATGCCCAGGAAGGCGCGGCGGTTGTCGGTGGCGTTCACAGCGTTTCCTTCACGTCGCGCGCCAGCTCGGCAATGTCCTTGCCCTGGCGCCGCTGAAACCACAGCGCCACCGCCCGCGTAATCCACCAGGCCGGCGCACCTACCATCAAATCGACCGGTTTCGGACCGAGCACGGCGGCAATCGTCGGCACATGCTGCAACAGCACCGAAAAGGCCAGGTCACCGAACATGATGGAGAACGCGCCCGCACAAGCCAGCCGCACCACGAATTCTTTTTCGTTGAACGAGCCATCGACGTTGCGCGGAGGCAGGACGATATAGAGCAGCGCGGCACCGACCATGCCAAGCACGGCCTTGATGCCGTAGATTTTCAGGATGGCAGCGATGCCGCCGGCAGATTCTGCTGCCATAAGGTGATTTCCCCTTGTCAATGATTTGGTATTCATGTCGTCAATCCCACAGGCTGATGCTGTCTTGCGTGGTGCTGGGCGCTTCTACTGCTGCAGGCAGCGTGACCATCGTTCCCGCTGGCAGCACGGCCCCCAGAGCGGCCAAGGCGGGATTGAGCGCCAACGCCTGTTCCACATAGCCGCTACTGGCGCCCAGGTAGCGAAACACCAACGCATCAAGCGTGTCACCTTGCTGGCTGCGTACCTGCATCAGATCAGCTCCACGGTCGCATGCGTGCGGCCGAGAATGTCATTGATGGCCCAATGGCCGTTACGGCGCTGAACGTCCGGCGCCGAGTCCATCCATTCCATGTTTTTCTTGTCGGTCAGTGCGCTCGCGGTGGTGTCGTAGTCCCGATAGCTTTCGAAGATGTCAGCCTTGGCGAAGCTGTAGACGGCGCGACGATAGTGCGCGACGTACTGGCTTTCGCCGTCCACCTTGAGCGCGTGCACCTCTTCCAGCTTCTGAATCCCCCCGGCCAGATGGCCCGCCTGCCAGTCCCGTAGCAGTCGATTGGCCGTCAGGATCGCGTCCACCAGCGCCGGGCGCAGGCGGGCATCCGTCACCGTCGAATCCAGCCGCATGGCATCCCGCATGGCCGGCATGCTGATGTCGGGGAAAAATCCATCATTGGTGATGGCCTTCACATCGGCCGGCACGGTCGGCCCCGCCGTCACCGGTACGTCATCGATATAGCTCATGGTGTTGATATCATTGGGGGGGCGGTGGCCGAGACATCCGATGGACAATGCCGCTTCCGTCTCGGGCCGCCCCTGCGCCGTGGGGTGCTCTTTACTTGGCTGGTTCGGCGAACTTCTTCAGTCGCCGTTCCAGCCGCTCGATTTCCTTCTTGACGCCGGCCGCCTGGTGCAGCTCGCTCGCACGGGTGAGATGCTGCAGCGAAGCCGTGGCCCGGTCGGCCGTGGCCGCTGTGATGTTCTCGGCGTCCACCTGATTGACCAGCTCCAGCAGAGCCAGGCCCAGCGCCTTATGCACCTTGGCGCGTGCTTGGTCGGGGGTATCGGCGTTGCCGGTCATGGCCAACACCTGTTGCAGGATCTCGGCCGCGCGGGCCGGATCGTCCTTCAACTTGCCGCCCAGGCTGGCACCCGCGAAATCGTCCTGCAGCAGCGTGGGCAAGGTCCGGTTGTAGCGGTCCGGCAAAGTGAACTGGTGTTCCAGTGCATAGGCCGAGAGCTGCAGGGCGCGTTCGTAGTCGCCGACATCGATGTGCCATACCAGCACGTTGACCAGCACTTCGTCGTGCGCGCCACGGCCGCCCGCCAGTACGCCATCAATCCAGTCCTGATAGGCCGGCAGCAAGGTGGCCTTCATCTCGATTTTGCGTTCGATGGACTGGATATTGGACAGCGTGCGGCGGTCCTCATGCAGCTTCAGCAGCATCAGCTCATAGGCGCTGCCAGTGGTCACGCCGCCCGGCTCGCCGGCGGACGCTGCCAGCTTGCCGAGCATGCGCTCCCGGTGGCGCGCGGCAGGAGACAGGCGAGACATCAGGCGCCGCCCGCTGCCGCATCCTGCAGCACCACGTTTTCCACCAGGGCGGCCAGGCCCTCGTCCTCGATCACATAGGCGTCATTGGACGATTCATAGTTCTCGATGCGGTCAGCCTTCGGTTCATCGACCACGCGACGACGACGGCCGCCGTTCTGGAAGTAGATCGACAGGTTGTCCAGGCGGGTAATCAGCATGGCATTGGCCGGGAAGGACGGGACGCGCACCGCCGGCAGGCCGCCGATACGCTTCTGGCTGATGATGATGTCAGCGGCCAGGGTCTCGGTCGGCGCCTTGTCCTTGTTGATCAGCGGGAAATACTTGTCGTGCAGCAGTTCACGGCCGACGATGACCACCAGGCCGGTATCGTCCTGATACCACGGGTCCAGATTGGTCACCGCGTCATACACGGCAGCATCGAGGTTCGCATAGTCCGAACCGGCACCACCGCCGATGACCACCTTGCCGGGCAGATCCTGGCCGACCAGTCCCATGACGCGCTGCGGCGAGTTCTCGCGGATCTGTTGCAACCAGCCCTTGTTCACGTCCTGCAGCAGCGGGTACTGCGTCAGATTGGTATCGGCTGCCACCTTCACGCCGTTGAAACCGATCATGATGCGGTCCAGCGCCTGGCGCTTCAGGATCGCATTGGCCACGCGGGTCTGGAAGTCTTTGAACTTGGCCCAGGCATCCAGCTTGGCGTAGGTGATGTGGGTATCGAAGTTGGTCTTCTCGCAGCGATAGCGGGTATTCGTCATGGCCGACGCGTCGCGGGTGCTGCGGCGCTTGTCGCCGCGCGTATCGGTGCGGCTGGCGATGGGGCCGGACACGCCCAGGCCGATTTTCTCGCCTTCCAGCTCATCGACACCGATGATGTTGATGCTGCCCAGGAATTCAGACGATTCCTGCATCTTGTCTTCCAGCTTCTGCTGCACGCTCGGATCCACCGAGAAAGTGGAATGGACGGCACCGCCGGCGACATCGTTGAGCGTCGCCAGGCGCGAAGTGTAGGCGTTATAGGCGGCGCGGGTCTGATTCTTCATGTGTTCTGCTCCAGTGAAATGCGGAAATGGTGTACTTGGTCGGCCGGCAGCTTAGAACTCGGTCTGCACGGTGCCGCTATTGCCGCCACCGGTGGCCGGCGGGCGCTGCAGGTTGCTCTTGTCGGTCAGGTTGATGGTCTGACGGAATTGCTCGGCAGCGGTCGATTCGTCGCCCACGCGCTTTTCCAGCCTTTCCAGGCGGGCCACAGCGTCGGCCACATCCTTGCCGACCTGCGCGGCGGACTGCGCGAACTCGCCGACCTTCTCGGCCACGGCAGTCATGGCGGCAACCACATCGGCGTGCTGGGCATCGGCCTTCTTCTCGCCACCACCAATGCGGCTGAACAGTTGCTTGATGGTCTCGGCCACGCTCGGGCCGTCTTCCTCGAATTCGAGCTTGGCCTCGATGGCTTCAGAGAACAGGTTCTCCGGCTTCAGCTTGCGGGGAGTAAAGGGCGAGGCCTTCGGATTGGTGGCCGAGAACTGCAGAATCTCGGTGCCCAGGCTGGCGGGGCTGTCGGTCACGGCCAGGCCGACCAGATAGGAACTGCCGGTGTCGGCGAACTTGTCGGCCAGCTCGATGCTGGTGAAGATTTTCTGACGGTCCTTGTTCATGGCGATCAGCGCGGGCGTCGGTTCGATCTGAGCGAACAGGGCCAGGCGCTTGCCGTTCTCGGTGTCGACCTCTTCGGCCTTCAGTGCCAGCACATCGCCATAGGCCTTGAACGGGCCATCAGGAAGCAAGCTGCGCAGATGTTCGACCCACACGCGAGCGCCGTAGGTTTTCACGTTGTAGCTGTCGGCCATTTGCTGGATTTGTTCGCGGCTAATGCTACGGCCGTCGGTGGTCGCGCCCTCGGTCGCGACGCGGAAAAATTTGCTCTTGGTTGCCATGAGTTTTCGCGCTCGTTATCGGTTGATCGGATAACGTCATCTTCTGCCGATGGGCGAAATGCATCAATCAAGTGAGGGTTGTTATCGGGGATAGCGACTCGCCAAAGTCCCCGCTACGCGCGCGCGCCGCCTACGCTTGCGGCATGTTAGAAATTCCAGAAGACATCAAGGACAACATCGACCAGGCGACAGAGCCTCGGCACGTTGCGCGCCGGCTCTATTTCGAGGGCTGGCGCATCTCGTCGATTGCGCGCCATCTGAAGATCAAGCGATCTACCGTCAATAGCTGGAAGCACCGCGATGAATGGGAAAAGGTCTCGCGCCTGGAGCGCGTAGAGATTGCCCTTGAAGCGCGCATAGTGCAACTGATCGCCAAGGAAGTAAAGGGCAATGGCGAGTACAAGGAACTCGACGCGTTGATGCGTCAGCTTGTGCAAGCGGCGCGCGTGCGCCGCTACGAACAGCCGGGCGGAAGCGAAACTGACCTCAATCCCAAGATCGCCAATCGCAATGCTGGCCCGAAGAAAAAGCCGGTGCGCAATGAATTCAGCGAAGAGGCACAGCAACGCATTGTCGAGGCATTCAACGATTCCCTGTTCGACTATCAAAAGGTCTGGTATCGAAACGGTAGCGAGCGCACGCGCATCATCCTGAAATCCCGCCAGATCGGCGCAACGTGGTACTTCGCGCGCGAGGCGCTGATTGATGCGATCCAGACCGGGCGCAATCAGATTTTCCTCTCGGCCTCGAAATCGCAAGCGCACGTCTTCAAGCAATACATCATCCAGTTTGCAAAGGACGCATGCGGCGTGGAGCTGTCCGGCGATCCTATCGTATTGCCCAATGGCGCGCACCTGTATTTCCTCGGAACGAACGCCAGAACTGCCCAGGGCTATCACGGCAATTTCTATTTCGATGAATTCTTCTGGACGCACAATTTCACTGAGCTGAACAAGGTCGCGTCCGGCATGGCCTTGCACAAGAAATGGCGTAAAACCTACTTCTCGACGCCTTCGGCCACCACGCACCAGGCTTATCCGTTCTGGACCGGTGAGGCATTCAACAAGCGCCGCGCGAAGGGTGAAAAGGTCAACATCGATGTGAGTCACAAGCGGCTGTCATCTGGCTTCACCGGTGAGGACAAAATCTGGCGTCAGATCGTCACGATCATGGACGCGGCGGCCGGTGGCTGCGACCTGTTCGACATCGACGAACTGCGCGACTTCGAATACTCGCCGGACCAGTTCGACAACCTTTTGATGTGTAACTTCATCGATGATTCCGCGTCGGTGTTCCCCCTTGCCGATCTGCAGCGCGGCATGGTCGATTCGTGGGTGGATTGGGACGACTACAAGCCCTTCACAGCGCGCCCGTTCAGCCACCGCCCTGTGTGGATCGGCTATGACCCTTCGCTGACGGGCGACAGCGCCGGCTGTTCGGTGATTGCGCCTCCATTGGTCCCCGGCGGTAATTTCCGCATCCTTGAGCGCCACCAGTGGCGCGGCAAAGATTTTGCGGAACAGGCCGCACTCATCAAGGAAATGTGCGGCCGCTACAACGTGCAGTACATCGGTATCGACACCACGGGCATGGGCGTGGGCGTCTATCCGCTGGTGAAGCAGTTCTTCCCCGGCGCCACCGCCATCAGCTACTCGCCCGAAGTCAAAACGCGGATGGTGCTGAAGGCCCAAAACATCATCCGTAGTGGCCGCCTGCAGTTCGATGCGGGCTGGACGGATATCGCGCAGTCCTTCATGGCCATTCGCAAGATCCTCACGCCCAGCGGGCGCGCTGTCACCTATGACGCCGGCCGCTCGGAAGAAACCGGCCACGCTGACTTGGCCTGGTCGGTCATGCATGCCCTCGACTACGAGCCCTTCGAAGGCACCACCGCTAACAACACCTCTTCCATGGAGTTCTTCTGATGAAACACAGAGCACGCCGCCGCGCGGCTGCATCCGACAACACCTTGCCGGCCAAGGTCGAGGCACCGCCGCCAGCCGTTGAGGCATTTTCTTTTGGCGATCCTTCGCCCGTACTGGAGGGCCGCGACATGCTGGCCGATGTGGAGTGCTACCGCAATGGTGATTGGTACGAGCCGCCCTTGAGCATGGCGGGCCTGGCCAAGTCCTTGAATGCCAGCGTTCATCACGCTAGTGCGATCTGGTGCAAGGTCAATATCCTGGCCTCGACCTTCCAGCCGTCCGCCGTCTTGTCGCGCGGCGATTTCACGCGCCTGGCGCTGGACTTCCTGCTGTTCGGTAACTGCTACGCCGAGCGGCGCGAGAGCATGACGGGCAAGCTTTTGAGCCTCAAGCCAGCATTGGCCAAATATACGCGTGTGGGCGCCGAATCAGGGTGCTATTTCTTCGTCAACGGCTGGCGGGATACTTACGAATTCGAGCGGGACGGTATCTGGCACCTGCAGGCCCCAGACATCAACCAGGAGGTGTATGGCGTGCCGCAGTACGTGAGCGCGTTGCAATCGGCCTGGCTCAATGAGTCGGCCACGCTCTTCCGTCGCCGCTACTACCTCAACGGCTCGCACGCGGGCTTCATCCTCTACATGACCGACACCGCCAGCAACGTCAATGACGTGGACAAGCTGCGCGAGGCGATGCGCAACAGCAAGGGGCCGGGCAACTTCCGCAACCTGTTTGTGTATGCACCAGGCGGCAAGAAAGACGGCCTTCAGATCCTGCCGGTTTCCGAGATCGCCGCCAAGGACGAATTTTTCAACATCAAGAACTGCACACGCGACGACGTACTGGCCGCCCATCGCGTGCCGCCGCAATTGCTCGGGACCATGCCCAACAACACCGGCGGATTCGGCGATGTGACGAAGGCGGCCGCCGTCTTTGGCTGCAACGAGATTGAGCCGTTGCAGGCGCAGTTTCTTTCCTTGAACGAGTGGGCAGACCAAGACGTGGTCCGTTTCCGCCCATATCAACTTCCTACGAATGAAAGCAAGTAACCATGAGCGATCACGCAGATAACGCTGACAATAAGATCTATCGGACTATCGCGGCTGGCCTGGCAGCCGCCCGGCGCGCCCCAGCAATGCTGCCGGACTGTCGCTGCCATTTCTGTGATGAGGTGGTGGCGGTTGATCTGCTATTTTGTGACATCAATTGCCGCGACGATTACCAGCGCGAGATGTCCGCACGGTGCCGAGGTGGAAAAAATGGTCCCGCATGATGCGGGACCGAATGGGGCCATAGGAGGACCCCCAGGGATGCAGCATCATGCATTAATTCATGCCAGATCACAAATCATGTAAGCCGATCGGTGTGGCCGGATGAAATTGCATCATTAATTTCTTGCAGTGTTCTCTGACGAGAGCTTCCGGCACGCCGCCATGTGGGACTAGTTTGAAGGTTCCAGGCATCACGTTGCTCTCCAAAGTGACGGCCCATCCAGTTTTATGGTTCGGATCTGACGTGATCAGCTTGTTTAAAGAGCTCACGAATTCTGCGGGGGACACAATCGTCGGCTGTAGCATGGATCCTGAGGGATTTTAGAATTTGTCATATAGATGAGTGGCCATTCTATCAATAATCGGGCAATCAACTTTCGGCAGTTCTTTGCAGTTCGGTCGCCCCAAATGACGCATCAGAACGATTTAGTGCTGCAATTCCCCCGCTATTTTTTGAAAAAGCGCTCGCGTGAGGTCTCCAGAAGAGGTGTTTCCACCTACACAGATAGCCAAGCCTAGGCAAACTCCACTGTCCCACGCGATCAACAACCCAATGGCTCTAAATCGAGCTACGAACTCCTTCTCATAAGTCGGTGAAGCGGGGGAGCAAGTCTTGATCAACCAAGCGTATTTCTATGGCATTAGCGATCTTGACGTGTTCTGGATTCTCATCAGAAAACGGCTCGTCGGTGACGCTGACGATGATCGTGCCGAGCTGCTTGCCTTTGTTCTGTGCATCAGTGCTCATGACGGGCACGAGTGCGCCGGCCTCGGGGATTTGCTGTGCGTTTAAAGCACGGGGAAGGAAGAGCATCCACCCCACTCCTGGGCGATCTTTAAAGACCTTTTTGTCGAAGTAGCTGGCTGTTTCTAGCGTCACCACACAAGGGGTAATCAAATTGACACTCTTGAGAACAAGTCTCATGACCGGTTCAGCGGACGTTGAAAATGCGCCGGGCTTTGCTCTCAGTACGATCATGCTTGTCTCTGGAGCGCCCCGAGCAACGTATTGTAGTGAGGCCCCTTCCGGGCCTTCCTTCCCATTCCACATGCTGACAATCTTTGGATCGACGGTCGTCTTCCATGATTCGGTGAGTACGGCAATGGCCGCTGTCGTGGGGCCGGCGGAATCGAAGACCTCATAACGGTAGGCCTCATCCTTGGTGTTGCCCTTTAAGAGCCATTCATCGAGCAGGGGGGAACATGCTATGAGCTCCTGACGGATTGAGTGCAGTTCGCTCAACATGGCGGGCACATGCAGCGGGCCTGGTTGCCGGAAGATGGTGGTCAGTTCATAGGGTCGCTTCATGGCTCAAATACCGTTTCAATGGGTAGCAGCATTGCGGAAAATATTTTGGAAAAGAAGCGGTAACTCATGGGCTGCATGAAATACCACCTCAACTGAACAGGAGGGCGAGGCTTAGCTACCAAAGATTGTGAGTTTGCCTCGGCCATGATCGGCTCGTCACCCTTCCACCACTCCTGTGGGTCGCCGAAGTCATCGAAGAACTGGTCGTACTTTGCTTTAGCTTCCTTCAAGAGGCATTGGCTCGAATCGAAGCCATCAAACGTAACACCGCTGAACAACCATTCCGTAATAAAACCCTGGCCAACAGGCATACGACTGATGCGGGCTTGGTAGGTGATCGACACTTCCGACCATCCTGCCGTTGAACGATTGAACGGTGCGCCACGATCTGGCGTGCAATCTGGGCACCTCTTGCGTTCCTTGGTCTGTGCTTCGGTGCGTGGGATGGTTGCAGACTTCGCCTTTTCAGCTTCTTCCTGGCGCTTTCTCGCCTGGTCCTTCGCGGCCTCACCCGCCGCCCCAGCGACGACGCCCACACCGAGTGCAGTTAATATACGGACGACAACGCCCTCAATCAGCGGTGCTGCCAGTGACGCCATCAACGTTCTCCCTTGAGCATATGTTTCATGACGGCATCAAGGTCATCGAGCCGCTGTTCAGGCGTCGCGCCGGGCTTACGCAGGTAGTGATCGACTAGGGGATCATGGTGGATGCGCGGAGCGTCCGCAGACAGGTACATCAGCCGTACGATGTGAGGTGTGCTGGTGAAGCCTATCCGGACGGAATAGTCGTAGGCATCCTGCATGCGCTCAAATACTACATCTCGGCCGGGCTGGTCCCGCATTTCGGGGCGGTTAGCCAGGAACTCATCACATACGGCTGCAACGAACTGCCGGTCTTCACCCAGTTGCAAGTTCTGCCACTGCGCCTCAGTGAGCGTCAGCATGTTGCCTCCCGATCCAAACGCGCCTGCCTTCATGCAGTAAGTGCCACTCATGGATATGGCCGAACAACTCTTCACGCTGTCGAGCGTCGAGCGTGCGCGCCAGGTTGACCAAAACACGTGGGTCCCAGAAGCGAAGCAAGGCGCGCCGGCCATCGGGGAGACACACGTCTAATCGCAGTTGCAGTAGTTGCCCTAGGCCTTCCAGATTTTGCGGTGCAATCAGCCAAATGAGTGACGGCGCATCGCGTTCGAGCGTGGTCAGCTCGGCGACAGTTGCCTCATCTACTATGTCCGTGTCCACCAGCCAAGGGCCAGCGTGAGCAAGCGCCGCGTCTGGCGTCCGCGCAAATAGCGGGAACAACCCAGTACCCGGGTGGAGTCTCTTACAGAGTTGGGCTTGGTACTGCACGCCATCGACAAGTGCGTACAGCCGAAGCGCCGGCATGGAGTGGTGCAGTTGTTCCATCCGTGATTGCACGTCAAGCATTGTCACTCCCGAATAACGGTGGGGCTGCCGAAGTGGGCGGCTTTACGCAGACAATCCAGGCAGATGCCCGAGTCGGTCGAAGCCGCGATCTGGGATGCCGCACCCAACGCCTCCGCCTTGGCCTCCGCTGATGAATCGCCGACAGATGACTCGTCCGACCAGGTTGTTGTCGCCTGCGCCGAAATCAAGCGGGCACCGCAAGCCGTGGTGTCCAAGTGGCGCGCATAGCTGCGCCCCTCACCGTCCACCATGTCTGGCGCACCAGAGTTGATCGCGAACACGCCTCTACACTTAGGGCACACCACCATATCACCGACACGGGCCATGTACTTTCCGTGGATGCTGCTGGTGAGGTCGGCGCTGATGACCGTACCGCCATGGCTGGTTTTGTCTCCAAGGGTGATAAAGGGACGACTCATAATTTCCTCGCCAGGTTAGACAGGGCGCACAGAGCGGGCTGTTGTGGTCGCTTTGACGAGGAGCAATAGAATTTGTTCCCAGTAGACGGGAAAGTCGCTCTGGCGCATTCTCCGAGCTCGTGGAGGGGCTTGGAAAGGAGGGGGGGGGGGGACTAAAAAATAATTGCAAATATGCAACTATTTTCCATTTTTAGCCTGGCGCGCGCGGTTGCCCCCACCCCGCGCCTGCCCGCTACATGGGGTGGTTTTGACTCAGATTTGCATCAGCCGCCTAAGTACGCCCCATCCGAGCTTCGAGTCGGGGCGACTGGGGCCGAATGTGACGCGTTTTGACGCACATGGCGACCATTTATGAATCTGGCCCCGGGCCTTCTATACGGCTCGGCTCCGAATCGCGGGGCTAATATCTACCGCTTATGTTTTAGCCATTACAATGTCGCGTTTTACGGAGCCTAAATTGATCTCAGATCGTCTGTTGAAGACCGTGATGCTGAGAAAAGTTGATTAAATGATATTTTCTCGGATTTAATTTGGAGTATTACGCAGTGACAAACGAACGAAAAACCGAAGCACTTGTGCGGGATAAACTGCGAGAGCTTGGGTATATAGAGCCAGACAACGGTATTACTGTCGAAGAGCAGAAGTCGGAAATTGCTAAGGTCAAGACCTTGTTATCTAAGGCCAGCAAAAATGCTAAAGGGAATGCTGGTTATCCCGAATTTATTATTTCGAACAGTAAAGACACAAGCTTTCTGATAGTCGTCGAGTGCAAGCCGAGTACCAAGAAGCATTCGAGCCCGTCATTTGATAAACCGGTTGAATACGCGGTCGACGGTGCGTTGCATTATGCGAAGCACTTGGCCAAACATTACACGGTCTTGGCAGTAGCTGTAAGTGGAGTGAGCGCCAGCTCCATAAAAATTTCAAATTATTTATTTCCCGCTGGAGGTACTGGCGCGAAGGAGCTGGTTAACGAGTCTGGGCATCCGGTCAAATCAATTATTCCATATGACGATTACTATCGCTTAGCTTCGTTTGATCCTGACGTCGCCAGCAAGCGCCATTCTGATTTGCTAGCTTTTTCGAGAGAGCTGCATGAGCTTATCTGGACCAAGGCGAAAATCTCGGAAGAGGATAAGCCACTGCTGGTAAGTGGAACCCTTATCGCCTTGATGAATACCGCATTCATGAAAACTTTTAGCGAGTTGCCGGCCGACGACGTTCAGGAGGCCTGGCTTGGTGCTATCAAGAAGGAGTTGGATAAAGCGGATATTAAGCAGGCTAAGAAAGATACTATGCTGCAACCGTATACAACGATTGCGGTACATCCAAACTTAGGGCGTCCTGATAGTAAAACGGCGAAAGAATATCCAGATGGCGTTTTTAAGGAAATCATTTCGCGCATTTGCGAAAATGTTTGGCCTTATATCAATGTCTATCATGATTTTGATGTTGTCGGTCAGTTTTATGGGGAGTTTCTGAAATACACGGCCGGAGATAAGAAGTCTCTCGGAATTGTGCTGACTCCCCGGCATGTGGCCGAGTTATTTTCCCTTATTGCCAACGTTGGCCCTGAGTCCAAAGTTTTAGATATCTGTGCGGGAACTGGAGGATTTCTCATCTCTGCGATGCAGCATATGCTTCGTAAAGCTATTACCGATGAAGAGCGCAATGACATCAAGAAAAATAGGCTCATCGGCATTGAGAATAATCCAAAGATGTTTGCTTTGGCGGCGAGCAACATGATTCTTCGCGGTGATGGCAAGGCCAATTTGCATCAGGCGAGTTGCTTTGATGACGCTGTCATTAAAGCAGTGAAAAGGTCGAAGCCCAATGTAGGTTTACTCAATCCCCCGTACGCCCAGTCGAAGAGCGATGCTGAACTACATGAGCTATATTTTGTAAAACAGATGCTCAGTTGTCTCGACGCTGGAGGTATTGGCATTGCAATCGTGCCTATGTCCGCAGCAATTAAGCCCAATCCCGTTAGAGACGAGTTGCTTAAGCATCACACACTTGACGCGGTGATGTCCATGCCACCTGAAGTCTTTTATCCAGTTGGCACGATTACATGTGTAATGGTCTGGATTGCTGGAAAGCCCCATCACACATCAAATCGTAAGACATGGTTCGGTTATTGGCGCGACGATGGTTTTATTAAGACCAAGCACAAGGGGCGTATTGATCCAAATAATTCTTGGCCTAAGATCCGCGACCGCTGGGTAGAAATGTACCGTAACCGAGAGGTGCATGCAGGTGAAAGTGTGATGCAAAGCGTGGGTGCCTCGGACGAATGGTGCGCGGAAGCATATATGGAAACGGATTACTCAGTACTTACTCAGGCCGACTTCGAGAAAGTTGTTCAGAGTTACGCCCTGTTTAAATTGTTTGGACAGGGAAACAGCGAAGATACACGGGACGGGGCAGATGCCGAAGCTTAGCGAATTGTTTCAGCTGGATTATGGTCATAGCTTGGAACTCAATCGGCTCGAACTCTCCAATGATTCTGACGCCGTTAATTTTGTCGGGCGCGCGATACGCAACAATGGAGTAACGGCACGGGTGGCACCGATTTCGAACCTTGAGCCAGCGCCTGCTGGAACTATTACTGTGGCTTTAAACGGCCAGGGTGGTGCAGGGGTAGCCTTCCTTCAACCTTTTCCTTACTACAGTGGCTACCATGTAATGATATTAACGCCGAAGATAGAGATGACTGAGCAGGAAAAACTATGGTGGGTCATGTGTATCACCACAAATAGATTCCGCTTTGGATTCGGGCGTCAGGCAAATAGGACCTTAAAGGATTTAGTATTACCAGAACCAACTGCAAAGCCTGACTGGGTTGATACCAAGGATATAGCCGGTTACGAAGGTGCCTCCTTGCCGATGCGGAAGGCCAAGACCCCTGCCTTAGAATCATCGCGGTGGCGTATTTTTCGATATGACGAGGTTTTCGACATTAGAAAAGGTTATTACAACAAGAAGCCTCCTACCTCGGCAGAAGGTGATTGTATTCCGTTCATTGGTGCTACCGAACGCGGCAATGGAGTGACATCCTATATTTCACGTGAGAACCTAAAGAAATTCTCTAAAGACGGCTCTATAAACCCAAATGAGCCTCTTGAGAGAAAGGTCTTTCCAGGCAGGTGCATTACCGTGTCCAACAATGGCTCGGTGGGCGAAGCCTTCTATCAGCCGGTGGAATTTACATGTACGCATGATGTTAATCCACTCTATTTAAAGGACCCTCTTGTAGATTTAACCCCTTCTCTGGGGCTTTTTCTCGCGACAGTAATTCGAGCCGATAGATACAGATGGGGTTTTGGGCGGAAGTGGCGTCCGATTCGTATGCCAGACTCAACAATTGGTTTGCCAGTAACCCCCAGCGGCAGACCCGATTGGAAATTTATGGAGCGCTATATCCAATCGTTACCCTATAGTTCTCAAGTATAGGAGGGCTCAGCAGGAGCGAGTTGAACAGTAACTGCGCAGCCTAGTGAATGGTGTGGGCTGATCCAGGCTGCGGCTTTAAGTTAGCTTCACTCGCTGTTTCTGAATAACAAATCCCGCCCCCGCAACCAAATGCACTAAGGCGAAAGTCTTGCAGATAAAGGCCTCTAACGTTACCGCGTTAGAGGCCTTTTGCTTTTCGTGACTCTGCAAAAATGGCCTGCGTGACTTTTGCGCGACCTTGTTCAGCCGTTGACCACGAGTAAGATCGTCATCCTCTTCCGCGTGAGCTCGACCTTATTGACTTGGTCGACCAGGCTCTCGACCGTTCCAGTCGCGTAGTGCTCGGGCATACTCTTGCTGGCGTGGCCCAGCAATAGCGCCCGGTCTTCCTCGGAGATACCGGCGGCGCGCGGGCGGGTGCCATACGTGTGCCGAAGGTCATGCACGCGCACTTGCGGCAATTTCGCCCGCTCGCGCGCCCGGTTCCCGCCGTTGTTTCCCATCTCCACGATCCGCCCGCCCCGATAGGGGAAGACGTACTTGAGCAACGTGGCTGATGTGGACAAGCTGCGCGAGGCCATGCGCAACAGCAAGGGGCCAGGGAATTTTCGGAATCTGTTTCTCTATGCGCCTGGGGGGAAGAAGGACGGGGTGCAGATTCTGCCGGTGGCGGAGATCGCGGCCAAGGATGAATTCTTCAATATCAAGAACTGCACGCGGGATGATGTGCTGGCTGCGCATAGGGTGCCGCCGCAGTTGTTGGGGACGATGCCCAATAACACAGGAGGGTTCGGGGACGTGACGAAGGCGGCTGCTGTGTTTGGCTGCAATGAGATTGAGCCGTTGCAGGGGCAGTTTCTTTGTTTGAATGAGTGGATCGGTAGCGGAGTGGTCCGCTTCAGATCTTATCAATTGGCCGGGCGGGATTTATCCGTTGTCTAGCCTTCAGACTTCTTTTCTCGCTCTCTCATCATCCAAGCAAGTAATTCTTGTAGCGCTCATATTTACAATTCAGTGCCTGTATGGCCTCAGCATCACGATTGACAGATTGCGCTTTTCTGATCGCTGCATCGAACCCATACTTGAGTTCCACCAAGGCAGCGTCTTTTTCACCTGCGTGAAATAAATAGATGGCAGCGGCGAGGCTTGCATTGACCGACCTGACGCCCTTCTTGGCACCCATATTCTGCAAAAATCTGATCAACATCGGCAGGGAATCAATCGTTGCCAGAAATGGTTCACCATAAGCCACGAAGTCTTGCAGAACGACCTCGGCTACTTTTGCAAAATCTGTTAAACCTGATTTCCAGGTCAGTCGCTCGACCGGGGGAGTGCCATTCAACAGCAGGAAAGACAGCGGTACCCTAACTACGTTTGCAGCATGTGCACTTTCCCCGGATAGGCCGAACTGCGGATTCTTGAGGCATTCCCACACTTTCAAGTGATTTTCTGCCTCGGTGAATTCCCAGGAATTGATCCCTATTGCGATGGAAAAGTCGACTACTCCTTTGGTGCATTTGTTTAAGTAGAGGTTGAAAAACAAACTGGAGTTACAAAACAAGCTTTTTTCCCAGCGAAAATCCCAATCATAGGATTCTCCTTGCTCCGCTATATTGAACCCGCGCCCGGACAAACCGAGATCGATATTCGCAACGACTGGATGAACGCTGTAACCATCCCAAGGGGAACGGCTGTTCTTTTCGATTTTCAAGATAAATTTTCCACTCTTCATTTAACTCAAGTGCCAAGTCATTCAACTTGACTTCGATATTCAGTCCGTTACTGGCCGATTGCGGACCTCTACAGCCATCATTCGTATATCTTGCCAACTTCCTGCCAATGAGGGAAAACAACCATGAGCGATCACGCCGGCAACGCGGACGGCAGAATCTGTCGAACCATCGCAGCTGGTCTCGCCGTCGCAATAAGAGCGCCAGGATAGCAAGTTGCTGCGCTGGAAAATTCACGGAGATTCAGGACTGGCAGCAGTCGCCCCCAAAGTGGACACAGGAATTTACTGGTCGTGCTTCGCCAAGAAGTCGTCAATCTCTTGATCGGCAGCTGCCCATTTGGGACCACGCGCTTCATACATGCTCACAAGCCCAAGTAGTTCTATCAAACTTTCGGCCTGAAAATTCATGCCGTCTTTCTCGGCGTGCCAGCCGTCATTTCCGGGTGCGGTAACGTTGTAAGCCTTCTGGCTGAGGACGAGGTAGGCCGGGACTTCCACGTTCGCAGCCGCGCACAGTAAAGGTTGGGCTTGAGCCAT